GAAGAAGGAAAAGAAGAAGGATGGTAAGTTGAAAAACCAAAAGAAGAAGAAGGGAATGTCTGCAGAGGAGATTCGAATGAGTTCTACGATCTCGAAAATGACCGCTCTTTGTGAAAAGGTTTTGGGGACTTTTCAAAAGGAAAAAATGAACTATGTTTACGGATTGGAAAATTGCGACTACTTGGAATTACGCGGTGTTATATTCATGTATTGTGCCTGGTTCATGACCCAAAACCAAAGAGAAAAATTCAAGAAAGAAGCACAACGCGAGGATGTTTACGAATTGATTGTTGCAATTCAAAAGTTTCTTTTTTCTTGTAGTGGACTTACTGGTAAGTATGTTTTGGATGCAAGCAAACAATGCAAGATCAGCAAAACAATGCTGAAAGATTTGACTTTTTGGTTGAACGAGTTGGAAACGTTTTGTCCGTTCGACGGCATCAAACTTTACAAACTTGTACCACGGCTCCTCGTTTTTACAAACTACGATGGCGCTATTCCATCAATCGGAATTACTCCCCGCAAGAGTCAAATTGATCTTGTGACAACAATCAAAGAGTACAAAGATCTTGGATTTTTCCTTTCTTTGAAGGCCATGGTTTCAACAGGTAAGACAACTGCGGCTGCGGTGTGTATACCCACAATGTTGAATGAAATGAATACAACCGGAACACAGAAGAAGGAACTCATTTTCTGTTGTAATATCAATGCTGTGCGTAGTGATGTTGCACGTATTGCATACCATGCGGGAATCAAGTTCGGTATTGCTTCAATTGGTGGAAATGGATCGGTTAAAATTATAAACCATTTTAACACGACTGATGAAACTCGTGTTCTCATTATTGCTGATCCTGCGTCCGCTTGTATCCTATTGGCTCTAGAGGAACGTCGGTCGAAGGTTCATGGTGATGATAATCGTTATTGGGTTTTCCTCGATGAGCCTACAACCGGTGCCGATCAAGAAGGAAGCATTTCTTTGCATGAAAATATGAGCCTTTTGCCATTTTTGCCTAAACACAGCATTCTTTCGTCGGCAACATTATGTGAACTTGATAAAATTCCTTCGATTGTTTCTAACATCAAGGCCAAGTATCCTGGTATTTACGTTGGAACGATTTATTCAAGTGAAATCCAAATTGGATGCGATCTGAAGACTTTTGGTCAAGATATTGTTGTTCCATTCGCCGGATGTAAGACTTCTGATGAGCTCACAAATATTATTAAGACAATCAAATCTGATCCATTCCTCGGTCGTTTGTGTACAACAAATGTAACCATTCAATTGTGGAGTCAAATGAATGCACATGGAATTTCTGGATTGCCAGATATCAAGACCCAGTTCAAGAATGCGGCAACTGCAACAATGGATCGGGTTCGTGTTGTTTGTATGGAGCTTTTGACGATTTTGTCTCAACAGTCCAATAATGTTATCGCTGACATTTGCAAAACGAAGATCATTGCTAGCGATCACAATATCAACAAGAAGGCAATGGCCGAGGTAGTTTCAAAGAAAAAAGACGATTCAGATATCTTTTTCGAAGATGATACAATCGAAGTTCCAAATGAAGTCACTTTTGAAATGATTGGAACTCATCAGGCTTATAAGTTCATGCAACCAACGTTGATTGTTGATGTTGATCCATTGACTTTCGCTCAAAAGAACTTCAAGGGAATTCTTGACAAGTTGAAGTCACTCGGAGCTGATAATGCAGATGCATTGTACAAACAGTATGAAGTGGATTGTAAAAAATTTCAGGCGACTTTTGAACGTCTCGACAAGCGAGTCAAGGATGATATCGATCGATCACAACAGAAACAGGGACTCGAGGAAGATCATTCACCTAAGATCAAGTTTCCCGCTTGTTGTCAGATCAACACAATAAGTCATATCAAGGAATTTGCTAAAGGACATACAAAGGAAATCAATCCTCGTACCGTACGTCCTGAATTGGTTTTGGAAATGATCCCTTTCCATGAATTGCATGTTCCTGATTGGGTTGTCCTGCTACTGTTTGCAGGTGTCGGAATTATCGATCCATCAAACTCTGCTCTGAGTGAGCGATATAATGAATTGATAGAAGCAATGGGTGCCAATGGAAAGTTAGCATTCATTGTTTCCAACAAGAGTATCGCTTTCGGTACGAATTGGCCATTTTTCCGTGTTTTTGTCACAAAACAATTCACAGAAAATTGTTCAATCTTCACTTTGTTCCAACTTCTTGGTCGTGCGGGTCGTGTTGGTCAATCATGGAGTGCTGAAGCATTTATTGACGCGAATGCTGCTCTTACAATTCTTCAATATGCAAAGGATCCTTCAAATTGTTCCGTCGCTCTGATTGAACCAAGGAACATGGAAACTATGTTCAAGCAAATTATCGCCCAAATTGACCAAAAGAAGGAACAAAAAAGAAAGGCTCAAGCTATTCCAAAGATTGATAAAGAAATTATGACAAGTGGAAATGTGGTTTCCCTTTCCGAAGTCAAACAACGGTCGGCTATTGTCTTTGTGAAGCACTCACGTATTGAAATTTCTCAACAACCAATCCAACCAATCCAACCAATCCAACCAATCCAGCCAGTCAGGCCAATTGTGGAACGAGTTGATGATTTCAATCGTCGTGAACATGGAAACAAATTTCCACAAGTAACTCACCCCGTAAGATCGATTGAGGATGACTTCAAACGTCGTGCACCTATTCCATCAATTCTTAATAAAACTGATGTGGTTGAACAACGTGTGCATAGTACTCCATCTAAAGCTGATAATGAATTCGATTGGCGGCGCCGTGATCCTTCAACAAGTTCGGGAAGTTCGGGAAGTTCGGGAAGTTCAGAAAGTTCAGAAAGTTCGGGAAATTCAAGAGATCATGGAACGAGGACAAATTCAACTTATCAAGGTCAACAACAAAGACAGCCAAATCAATCTGGTCAATCTGGACAGTCTGGACAAAACCAAACAAATACAACAGGAAAGTATATCCCTCCTCATTTGCGCAAGCAAACTCACTGAAATTAAAAAATTAATTAAAAATATATTGGAAAAATAATAAACAATTTTGATTCAGTGTTATTCTTTATTTTATTTTGTTCGATTAATTCGTTAAATGATTCATTATTTGTGTCAACATAGAATAATGTTTCTATATTCCTTGATTTTATCATATCAAATGTTACAATATCAATATCATGTGGCATACCATTATCGATAACATATTGTTTTATTTTATCAATTTCATGTGGTGATTTCTTTGTAACATAATTAATATTATTAAAGACATTTTTACATTTTTTTATAAAATCGCACATATTACTTCTTGTTAAAATAAGATTATCTGTCATATCGAAACGCAATCTATTTGTACTTGCTATTATTTTATTTCTTAAAATATAATTACTATTAAATAATTGAGCGATAACTTTTTCTTCGATCATACATGCTTTATCAATATCTATGCACAAAGTACCACTACTGTAATTATCGTTTTGATTTATTAAAATTTCATTTAAGTCATATATTGTTTTAGTTTCACCGATTTTTTTTTGTAAAAGAAAATTTGTATTCATTCTCTATGATACTATTCTAAGTTTAAATTACAATTTATTTCCATAGATATATTTCATTTATATGATTTATGTTATTAAATCAATTTTTTTAATAAATGAAAAATTGAATATAATAATTCAATTATATTTTAATTAGAAGTGACATAATTTATTAATATCTTGCGATATTATAAGGACAAATGTACATTGAACGACAATATATATTACGATTTTCAGATTTTATAAATGATGTATCTTTACTATTAAACAAGATAGATAATGAAATTAGTGTTCCTGATTCTCCACAAGACGCTGTCGAAAAACGTACATTTAATTACATCAAGAATAGAAAAAATATAACAAATATAACAAATATAACAAATATAACAAACAGTCCACATGATGATTATATAGATGATGAATCAGACCATAATATAGAAGAAATAAAAAAATTATTTAACTACAAAAAAAAATATCCTAATTCAGTAAATTCTGTTAAAGTCAAATCAGATAAATTAACGAATTTAGAGCAATCTATTTTAGACTTATTTAATAAATATTTTGATACAAAAAATCTACATAATGTCGATTATATGAATATATTGACACTCATTGAATATATTTCAGAGAAAAATACAATAGATCATTTTAAATTGTACAAACAAATTTCGATAATAATAGAAAAAGGTATTAATAATTTTCTTCTTAATGAATTATCAAAAAACTTCAATTCAACATATTCCAATTCACATGTTTATTTGACATACAAGTCATTAAAAGATATTCATATAATTGCCATCAATATTAATATAAAATTTCGATTGTGTTTTAGAAGATGTGTACAATATGATTTTATAATGATTATTCAAAAAAAATATGACGTCGAAAAAAGTTGGGAATCTTTATTTGATTCACTTATTACTGGAGAAGAATTGACAATAATACACAAAAAAATAAATATTGTTAAGATTTCATTAATGAAACTAAATAATATTTCTGATTCTGAATCAGAACTGATAAGTGAACAGGATATACTTGATATATTAGGTATTGAAATAAATGATAAAGAACAAACTTATTTGACACATATATGTTATATCATTGATCTCAAAAAAAATTCAAGTACCCAGTTTTATAAGTCCATTATTGATATGTTTCAAATAACTGAATAAATTTCTAAAATATTTATTAATAAAATTGAAAACATAAAATATTATAATACAAATAGTCATATAATGTGAATATACAGGATACCATACATTTATAAATCAATTTATATATTAATTTGTTATTAAATGGCAGAATCAAATATACCCGAATCCATAAAACTTAAATTGAATAAAAAATTACATAATAAACAAAATCATCCTCTTCAAATTATCAAAGATGTAATATACGATCATTTTAATAAAAATACGAATTTAAAAATGGAAATGTTTGATAACTTACCAAATGTATCCTCCATTGTTGATAATTTCGATTTGTTACTAATTCCAAAAGATCATGTATCTCGCAGTAGGAGCGATACATATTATTTTGATAACAATAATGTTTTGAGAACTCATACATCAGCTCATCAAAATGAATTATTATCACAGGGAAAACGGACTTTTTTGGTGACTGGAGATGTTTATAGAAAGGACGAAATAGATAGATTTCATTATCCTGTTTTCCATCAAATGGAGGGAGTAAATGTGCAATTTGAAACAATAGAGGAAGCTGAAGTAGATTTGAAGAATACATTAGGTAGATTAGTACAATATTTATTCCCCGGTAAAGAATATAGATTCAACAAAGATTACTTCCCTTTCACAGAACCATCATTTGAGATCGAAGTTAAATTCTTTGATGATAAAGATAAGTGGGTTGAAATATTGGGATGCGGAGTAATTCATAAAGATATATTGAAACACAACAACATTCAACAATATGGATGGGCTTTTGGTCTTGGATTGGAACGACTTGCAATGATTTTGTTCTCAATACCTGATATTAGATTGTTCTGGACAAATGACGAACGTTTCTTGGACCAATTCAATAATGTAAATATAGAAAATTTCAGACAAATCCAATATAAACAATATCCTAAATTAGATAAATTAGATCGTGATATTTCTTTTTGGATTGATGAATCACAGATAGATTTTACTACTAGTTCATCAGATTCATTTTATTGGACTAATATTAATGATTTTTTTGAAATAGTGCGAGAAATTAGTGGAGACGATGTCGAACTTGTTACATTGTACGATAAATTTTTCAGTAAAAAACAAGATATAAACAAATATTCTCACACATTTAGATTAACATATAGTCCAAATAATAATATGAAAGATCCAGCCGAATTTACTAAAAAATGCAATGGGGAAATGGCAAAATTGAGAGAGTTTGTTCAAGAAAAACTGTCTATTAAACTTAGATGAAAAAATTGATATTTATTATTATTCATCAAAAATATATATTAATTTATCAAGTTCAGTAAAAATAATTATATGTGTACTATCCTTAATAATAATAAAAATGATACCATCATTGACATAGATATTGATGTGGGTATCGATCATGATGTAAAAACTTATGATAGGGAATTATCTGAAGAAATCATACAACAACATATCGGACAATTACTATACACATTTGATAACCAATATAAGGAATTAACTGATGTCCAAAGCAAGATTATTGAGGAATATAACAACACATATAATAATATGTTAAAATTAATGAGAACACAAAATGAACTAAATAATGAAATCGACGCATTTATAAATATACAAAACAGTGGATATATAAACAAGCAAAGTTTCATATTGCAACTCGCAAATAAATTTAATGAAAAACTATTTGATAATATCGTAAATGAGGAATTTAAATTTAAGAAATTACTTGCATGCAAAGATTTGTTAACATATATTTTTAATTCAAAGCAATACGAACTTTATCGTGTCGAAGAATGTAATAAAAACTCTATGACACTTGTTGAAATAGAAACTTTAGCATTATTGAGAAAAGAAATTAAACAAATTATTAATAGAGACATACTCGTCGGGACAGAAGTTATATATTTAGATAATAAAAATTATAATAACAAAAATGATGATGCAGATGAAATTAGTATATTATATCATAATATTGTTAAACCTACCAACGAAGAAAGAAAATTATATAAAATTCCAAACATCGGGGACTACGCCAAAATTATTGTTTGTTCTGATGATACGGAAGGCAATAAATACAAAAAATTTTATGATGTAATTGTACAAATATGTCAGAGAGATTTAGAAGCAGCTATATTATTATGTTGTGTCGAATATGTCGTTCATTCAAAAGGAAAATATTTGTCATATGGTACTGAATATACAAACAGTATAAATACCATTAAAATTGGATCATATTTACAAATAACATATGATGAAATATTTTATTCTCTAAATATATAAAATACATTTTTTTATGAGTAATCCATTGTCTCAATATTTTTCGAGTTTAGCAAAAAGTTTTGGTATAACTGACTCAACAAAAAAAGAAATAAAAAATTATGGTAATACATTCGGTGGCATGACTGTAAGTAACACTGATTTAAATATAAATAATACGAGCGGCCAATATGGTAAAGATATAGGAAAATATGCACGCGAAGTACAACTCGATCTCAATAGAATGAGTGGAGAATATACTCACGGACTTGAAAATTCTATTAAATATGGTGGAGAAGATTTTCACAAAGCAGATATCGACCTTAATAAAAGTGGCACAGATTATACTAAAGAACTACAAAATTCGTTTAAAGTCACTGGAGAATATATGCGTAAGGCAGATCTTGTTCTTAATAAATTAGGTAATAATTATGTTAGTGATATGGCTAAATCGTTCGGTTTGGGAAACAAAACTCCTGTCGAACATTTTAATTTTAGAACACCTCCAAAAGATTATGCTTCATGTAAAAACGAAGTCGAAAAATGGGCATCTGATAATTGGGTAGATAGTGCATTTATTCCATACATGGTCGATGATCATTGTGCTGCCTATAAACCTGTAACAGAACATTTTAATAATGATAATGACTATGAAATGTGTGCACAAGTCGTAACAAATGAATTACAAGATAGAGGTATTGATCTCACAGAAATACCATTACAAGTTGAATCACAATGTACATCCTATAAATCACAACCAGGACCTGAATACTCACCAACGCAATGTTTAAATCTTGTTAATGCATATAAATATGAACATCAAGGGTGGGGATATTCTGATGACGAAATACGCAAAATGTTTCCAGATTGTTCTCCTAATCCGAATACAGTAACAGAACCCTTTGATTCGTTATCTTCACTATCTTCAACATCCTGCGCAGGTCGTGTCGAAAATCTTGTAAATACTTTCCCGGGTTTATCCCGTGAAAAAGCGCGGAAGATTGTCCCCGAATGTAACAAAAAATATTCAAGAAAGAATTCTATCGAACATTTTGAAACCGAATCATCGTTTAATAAATTTATAAGAGTATTATTAGAAGCTATATTATTCGGTATATTTGTTATTGTTGTTGGTTTAATTGTTGCCAGGATAATGCAAATGTACTATACATTCGATGATTCTTGTGATCAAAGTTATTTTTATGAAATAAGTATGTTTTTGACCGGATTTTTTATTCATTTTATTTATGTATATGGTACTGAATACTTCAATTCCTATGAACATATGCGAACTAAAAAAATAGATAAAAAATAAATTAAATAACTCTAGTTTAAATATCAAATATACATTTACAAAAGGGGATTCATTTTCTTAATTTGTTTAAAGATTTATTTAGATTTTTTCATAAATGTCCTAATTAAAATAAAAAAAATTGATAATTAAACATAAATGTTCTATTGATATAATTAACAATATAAATCAATCAAAATATATACAAAACGGTATAATGGAAGTTTTACAACAACAGTTTCCCGAATACAAAAATCTCGATCTAACAAACAAGAAAGTATTACAAATTGCTACGTTAGGTGGTGTCAATTTGTACGGTACTTACAATCCAGATAAAACAACATTAAAAAAAGTTATCGATACTATATTTGATAATTATGACTGTAAAGGTTTTAAGAAAGATCAACTAGAAATCTTTTCAGAGAAATTAAATCGTATACTTTGCGATTCAGATATGTCGACCGTTATGAAGAATTTTGATTTTTCACAAATAAGTAAATTGGTAATTAGAGAGAAACCGCTAGATGAAAATAGTAAAATGGTTAAACGACTTGAAGACCAAATAGAATTTTTAAAAGAGAATAAAAAAATAGCTGATTTAATTTCATCAATTAAAACTATACTAGATGAAGATAGACAAAAAATAAAAGAATACGTCGAAAAAAAACAACAGGAATTGAAAAACATTACTCCCATTAAAATCGCAAAAATAGAAAATGAAGCAGTACATAATATATCGAGAACTATGCAAATATTTACAAAATCTCTAACAGGTAAAATAATTACCATTCAAACTACGCCCGATATGACAATATGTGATTTCAAATTATTAGTCCAAAATGCTGAAGGAATACCACCTGATCAGCAAAGATTAATATTTGGAGGAATTCAATTAGAAGATCATAGAACATTCCGTCAATATAATATTCAACAAGAGAGTACATTGCATTTAGTTCTCAGACTTCGGGGGGGCATGTATCATGAGACGAGTGGCCGTGCTGGTAATTTTACAATGCTTAAATCATGTATATTCGATATTAGTGATGATTCAAGCGATATAACAAATTTAGTTACTCTGGCCGATAAATTGAGTATTTAACTACATAACTATATAAAAACTGTATACAAGTCCTTTACAAAAAATTGAATTTTTAAAATGACTGAATAGTCCTTAACTTTAAGACCCTAATCATCTTACTTTCAAAATCAATCTAATTGATTAATCTAGCGTCTTAACAAACTTTCAACAAACTTTCAACACAATGGCTACCACTACTGAAGATGTCGTCATGGCTGAGATCAACGGTCCGGCTGAGGATGCTGATTTTGCTTTTGAGGAGCAGCTCAGGGAAATTCAGGAAATGTCAGCCACTGAGGCTCTGATTGCTCAGATTTCGGCGAGCGAGGCATTGGTAGAACGCCTTCTCAAGGAGGAAGAGATCGAAGAGAATGAGAAGAAGGACGCTGTCTTTCGTATCCTCAACGAAAGCGATGATGACAGTCATTCTCTCATCGATACAGCAATTGAGAAGTTCAAGGAGGGCATTCCCGATTCCATGAACGGAGAATCGTTGGATGAGGATGAGGATGAGGATGAGGATGAGGATGAGGATGAAGATGAGGAGGATGATGAGGACGATGAGGAGGATGATGAGGACGATGAGGACGACGATTGGAATGTAATCTAAAAAGAGTCTGTTCTCGATTAACGGTTTTTCTTTTTATTTATTTTTATTTTATTTTTTCAATGACAAAAAGGAAGTGAAATAAATAAAATTGTGTTGTCAGGTATATTTCTCTGTTAATAACAGTTTATAAATATTCCGTCATATGATTTATTTATTCACACATCTTTGATTTGTCATAATTTAGTATTTTATTTATTTTTATTGAGAAAATTAAACACCTCAGTTCATTATATTGGATAATTAATTGAATTTCTTAGTTTTAAGAAAATTAAACAATTCAGTCATATCAAAATACGATTCTTCTGGTTGACCCATAAATTTTATTGTTTTATTATTCGAGATGACATAATATCTAAAAGGCCATGATGCGTATTTAGATTCGGCATCATTATTCATGTTATCACAATAAATTGGGATTCTCAGTTCAAATGTATCACGGAACTTGATCGCATATTGAATTCGTTGTTTAATTTCCTTGTGTGAATAGTTAATTACTCCGGCACTCTCCCCTATGTTCCAAACATCCGCAGCATGCGCTTCATTTATATAAATAATAAACATATTGTATTTGTGTTTATTTTCTTTATAGAAATCATTTAGAACATGAAGATAAGTCCGGAACGGTTGTCAAGTATGCGATCCAAAGAATATTACTGTCATTTTCTTATTTTCAGATGAAACAAGATCGCTAAGTTTATGAGTTTTATTTTCTTGTTCAATGTCATAAACAAGAAAATCAGGCATAGGATCATTCACATTTAAATTACCTTGGTTCGCTTTATTATTTCTAACATATAATGGTACTTCTTTGAATATTTTGTTATCCGGATAAATAATATTTGCGCGTCTCATCATATTACAAGCAATGTCACATGACATTTCATTAACAAATCCAAAAGATTTTACTACACTTTTTTGCATATTATCTGTGACGGCCAACCAACCATCTGGTACATCCTTGACTGATGTACATTCATCAGCATATTCCTTTGACATTCTCCTCTTTTCTTCTTCAATTATCATTAACTCGAGCATTTTCTCGTTCGGATATATGATGTTAACATCATCACTCATGATTTTAGAATATTACAGAATAATTTAATAAAAGATGTATTAATAATTAATTTTCAATTTTAACCTATTACTTACTTTATCATCTAAAATAACTTTGATCAAATCATGATAATACGTCATAATTTTAACATATTTTTATATTTTTTGCGTTATGAATTAATGTTATAATTTATTGATCATATCACATTAAAACATAAATGTTTGTGTTAAAATTTATTTATTAAATTTTTTAAAATTTTAAATTCTTCTCCCCCTCCCTCTATAATATTTTTATAGTTTTTTTTTACTTTATTTTTACTTTTTTTTTACTTTAAAATAAAAATATATAAAAGATTAATATACAAATAAATTTATTAGATTCAAAACTAATGGTTATATATAAGTGCCAAAAATGTACCAAGGAATTTAAACAAAAATGCGATTACGATCGACATATGAATAAAAAATTTCCTTGCCAAAATGAAGCCAAAATTAGCCATGATGAGCCAAAAATAGTCGAAATAAGCCAAAAAAAGGAAAAAAATGTATTCGTATATCCGGTACAGGAATTAGATGTAATACAGTGTAATTATTGTAATAGAACGTTTACCTTAAAAAGTTCTCTCAATAAACACCTTAAAGATAGATGTAAAATCAAAAAAGAAGACACGAACACAAAAGAAGAAATATATCAATCGTTATTAAAACAAATGCAAATTATGGACGAAAATAATAAAAAACAAATCCGAAGATTGGAAGAAAATCAAAAACAAATTATGGAAGAAAACAAACAATTAAAAAGAGAGATGGCCACAAAAAATAAAAATTCAATTAGTAATTACGTTAATTCAAATAATACAACTAATACAACCAATAATACAAACAATACAAACAACCAACAAAACAATATAAAAAATTTACAAATCAATCTAATTGCACACGGAAAGGAAGACCTATCATTTATCACAGAGGATCGATTAAAAAAAATACTTTATAAAGGTTTTAAATCCATCGAAAATCTTACTGAAATAGTTCACTTTGATAAGAACAGACCGCAAAATCACAATGTATATATATCAAATATCAAGGACAGTTATGTTATGATGTACAATGGAGAGGACTGGAAATTAATGGATAGAGAGAAATGTTTAGGTGATATGTATGATGAAAAAAGTGATTATTTAGTTGAGAAATTTGAGGAATTAGAAAATAAATTGGATGAACAAACAATGAAACGATTCGGAAATTTTCTAAGTAAAAGGGATGACGATAAAATAATAGAACAAACAAAAAAGGAAATTAAACTTATTTTGTATAACAATCGTAAAATTCCAGAAGAAACAAGGAGGTTATTGAGGTTGAATGATGAAAATATAATTGATGAAATATGTGAATAAACCAATTAATTTTTATAATCGAAAGATTTGAGTACATTAAGCAAATGTGTTGAATTATAATTTTTGAAATATAATTTGATATCTCCACTATTATTCATATGAAAAAGACATTGTTTAACAAATTTGTTTGGTTCATTTTTTATTTTATTGACAATTTCTTTATTAGATTTTACATCAGAAATTAAATTATTATAAATGTCTTTAATTTTATTAATTAAAAAATTATAATTATCATATATTTTTTTAATTTCATTTTTGTACTCAGGACAATACGTGATAAACTCATTATATTTATTTTCTTGAATGATAATGACAAATTTAACGATACTATATTTTTCATTTTTGTGTTCGAGTGTATTACACGTTTGTATCCATGCTGTTTTTACATAATAATTGTTTCTATAAAACAGTAGATAAATATATAAATATAAAACCAGATGAGAAATTGGAAATAATGATGACAGACTCAACACCAATAGTAAATAAATATGAAACATAAGATGTAGGAAGAAATAAATGTAAATTAAAAAAAGTTAACAAGAAAATAACAAAGATATCATTAATAGCAGACAAAAAAGGAATACCTTTAGATGTTAAAATAACAAAAGATCCAAAGAAAATAAAGAAATTAACAAGAGAAGAAAAACATATATATGATTTGAAAATGAGGATAGAACAATCTAATATGAAATTAAAAAGATATAGACGCATAGATATAAGATATGATAGAAAAACGATTATATATGAAGGATTTGTGAAAATGGCACTAATACAAATAATAAATGAAAATATATAGAAGCATTTGATTACTGAAAAAAATAGTAATAAGATGAGATATTGATTTTTTTTTTGATTATTAGTTAGTGAGAAAATGGCTCCGAATATATTACAATTCTCACAAATTCCTGAGTCTGATTCCCTTATATTGAAATATATTTATTTTATAAATTCAGATATCTAAAGGATGTAGGTGGAATTAATTAACAACAAATATTTTTATGATCGCTTTTAATGGTATATATAGAGGATATTTAACATTGAATTCAATAAAAAACCATAAATAATCATATAAAGAAAAAACATAATAAAATTTATTATATTATGCAAATTACACAAACTAATAAAATAGAAAATTTAAATATTAAAAAGAATGAATTTATAAAAAATGCAATAAATAGGCATGGAAATAAGTATGATTATTCAAAAGTTGAATATAAAAATAATTATACTAAAATCATAATTATATGCGAAAAACATGGAGAATTTACTCAATCACCAAACAATCATTTGATTACAAACGGATGTTCTACGTGTAGGATCGAAAAACAATCTATAGAAAGTACATTAACTACAGAAGAATTTATAGAAAAAGCAAAAAATATTCATAAAAATACATATGATTATTCAAAGATCAAATATGTAGATAATAAAACAAAAGTGACAATTATTTGTAAAATACATGGTGAATTTACACAATTGCCATTTAATCATTTAAAAAAAAGTGGATGTAAATTATGTGCTAGGAAAAAAATATCTGAAAAATATAGATCAACAACAAGTGAATTTATTGAGAAAGCAAAAATTATTCATAAAAATAAATATGACTATTCAAAAGTCGAATATCTTAATAGTCGAACAGAAGTAATAATAATATGTGAAAAACATAAAGAATTTTCAAAAATGCCTTATCTGCATGTAGCAGGACAAGGATGTCAAAAATGTAGTGATGAAATAAATCGATTCAATTCAAGATTAACAACTGAAGAATTTATTGAAAAAGCTAAAAATAAACATGGAAATATATATGATTATTCTGAAACAAATTATGAGACTTGTAGAGGTAATATTGCAATAAAATGTAAAATGCATGGCGAATTTATACAAAATCCATGTGGACATTTAAAAGGAAATGGATGCCCAAAATGTGGAAAAAGCGCATTTGTTGATAAAATAAAGCTGACAAAAGAGGAGTTTATAAATAAGGCAAACATAATGCATAATAATAAATATGATTATTCATCAGTTAACTATGTAAATAATTATACCAAAGTGACGATAATTTGTTCTGAACATGAAAAATTTTACCAACTTGCCGGTGGTCATTTATCCGGACAAGGATGTAAAAAATGTGCTGTGAAATTTACAACCGATAAAATAAAATTAACACAAGATGAATTTATCGAAAGAGCTAAAAAACTTCATAATGATAAGTATGATTATTCATTAACTAATTATAATGGAATGTACAAATTAGTCATTATAATATGTCATAAACATGATAAATTTGAACTAATTGCTGGGTATCATTTAAATGGTACTGGATGTAAAAAATGTATATTATGTCCTTCATGTG